TAGCATGGATGACTAAATTAGAAAGCATTCCAAGCTCTCTTAATATGACTAAAGATGATATACCACAAATAAGGTTATTGTTTAGTTCATTGCCAGATATGAATTATAATGGAACTTCTTCTGCTGCATTAAAAGCTAGAGCTGTAACATTAATGAACGACCTGTCAAGATCACCTAACTTTGCGCCTGTCCGTGTTAACAGACTTTATCAATTGATAGAGAACGTAACAGATGCTATAGAAGCAAATAAAGGATATAAAGGAGCAGATAAACTTGAGAGCTGGTCTAAATCAGAAGAAGATTACAAAAGACAAGAATTTCATGCAATAAAGATTTCCCCAGAGCTAAAAAAGAAGTATGGTGAAGTGATGGAAAAAGTAGGAGCAGGCTTTAGTCAATACGTTGCTCCTTTTGCAATAGCTCCGGGTGCATGGGAAATGTATCAACAAATGCAGGAAGAAAACTAATGTCAAAGCTTAAAGCATTATCATCACCCTATCCTAGCAGATTGAAACGTATAATTGCATCTGGGGCTATACCTCCTGCTATAGCCACGGGAGGTTTAGCTGGCGTTGCAGTTGATAACACAATAAATAGGCCTTCAAATACTTCTAATAGAATAAATGCTATGGACGCAGCTAAAGAAATTCTTACTAAACCTGATTTTATTTTAGATACTTTTGTTAGGCCGGGGTTTACAAAACACGTAAGACAAGGTGAAGGCGCAGAGGCAATTAAAGACATTCAAAATATGGCTTTAGAAGACTCTGCAATTATGCAACCTTTGAGCGCAGCTCGTAATTCACATTATGTAAACTCTGCTGACTTTAGAGCAGCATTAGGTGCTGGAAAAAGTGCAAGCAGAGCATTAGGCAGGCAAGCTATTCAAACAATGACAGGAGGCCCAGGCACGGTAGGTGCACTAAGGAATGTGACTGAATTACTTAGGCCGGTAACAAGCAAGCCAGAAGCTTTAGCTGCGGCTCCTTCGTTAATGTCAATGTTTAATCCAGCCAGCTTAAAAAATATTGGTAAGTTTGGTAAGCTAGGCGCATTAAAGTCAATATTGTCTAAAGTTAGTCCAGCAAGTTTAAGCGCAAGAGGAGTTTTAGGCGCATCTGGATTAGGATCTGCTTTATATGCGATGACCCCAACAACAATGGGCAGCGGAGACATTACACCACAAGCAGTATTGTCTCACACAAAAGACATGCTAAAAAGTATAGATTATGAGACAAATAGCATTAAACAAATGTTTCCACGATTGTTTGTTAAAGGTACTGAAAAATCTGACATTACAAGTGAAGAAATAGTTGCCATAAAAAGAGTAAGAGAAAATAATAGAAAGATTAAAGAAATAGTTAACAGATATAGAGCTAAAATTAGCCAGCTTAATCCTGAAGGTCCTCCAATTGCACAGGCAGATCAATCATTACCTTCAGTTCCTATAATGACTTATCCCGAACCTGAAACTCAACCTACTAGAGCATTGGACATGGAAGTTACATGAAAAACGCTTTATCTGCAGCAGAAGTTAGAGCAGCAAAAAAGTATCTTACTAGACGAGGCTACGAGTCATCTAGAGTTAGCCCTAGGCTGTTTGCAAAGGCTAGCAAAGAAATGGATTGCCCATTTTCTGAAACTCTTAACTTACTTGAGGAGAAGACTAGTGGCAATGACACGGACGCAATTTAGCAAAACAACATCACCCAAACTAGGAAGAAAGGCTATTAAATGGAAGAAAAAAACAAAGAAAACATTAAAATCTTCGTCAAAGGCGTAACAGCTCAAGGCGAAATAAAGGAACAACGGTCAGGGGAAACTGCCGATGGACAGCCAATCAACGCTGGAACTACTACAAAAAGAGATTCTGACGAAGCAAGAACTGATTAAGAACGATCTTGCAGACGGAAGAGCTTCTAATTACGAACACTATAAACTGCTCGTGGGTCAGTACACATCTTTAGTTGATGTGTCTGAATGGGCTAAAGAACACAACAGGAGACTAAATTATGACGACAGCGGCAATTGATAAGTTAGATATTTTTAATGGTGAGATTGAGTTAGACGAAACAATACTTCCTCAACCTCAATTATGGCGTGTGCTACTAAGGCCTATGCCACACAAAGAAAAATCAGCAGGCGGAGTATATCTTGCTGATGAAACAAAAGAAGCAGATACGTATAATGATAGCAGAGCGTTAGTGATAGCGCTAGGCCCATTATGCTATACAGGGGACAAATTTCGTCCTCACCCAGAGGCATCGCCGATACCGGCATGTCAGGTTGGTGACTGGGTCACCGTAGGAAAATATGCAGGCCAAAGCGTGACTGTTAACGGAGCAAAGTTATTGTTAGTTAATGATGACAATATTACATCTGTTATTCCTGATCCTAGAGCTATGAAAGCATATGTTTAACAGCAACTAACCATTGCGCAACAAAGGAAAGAAAAATGGCAGAAAATTGGAAAGAAATACAGGATGAAGATCCTGAAAGCCCTATCATTGAAGAGACTTTTGACGAGATGGTAGAGATTGTTGAAGAAGGCTCAGAACCTGTTCAAAAGTCAAAAGAAGAAAACATAGAAGACAACGCTCCTGGAGCTTGGCAAAAAAGAATTGACAAGCTAACTTACCAGAGGCATGAAGCAGAGCGCCGCGAAGCAGCTTCTAATGAAGCGCTTGTAACTATGCAAGAGCGATTAGAAAAACTTGAACAAGGCGACCATCAACAAACTGCAGACAAGTTTAAGTCAGAATACGCTAATACAAGAAAGCTACTTGCAGAAGCAATTGAAGATGGAAATACAGAAAGCCAAGTTGAGCTTAATGAAAAATTATCAGATATGCGTTTTGCAGCAAGATCTGCTCAGCAAGTGTCTAAACAAAGGTCTCAACCTCAACCTCAACCTCAGCATCAATCTCAAGCTGCTCAGCATCAAGATCAGACTCCTGCACAAGCATTGGCATGGTATGAAGGCAACAAAACGTGGTTTAATAGAGAAGGATATGAACACCAAACTGCGTATGCAAGATCTGTTGACGTTCAGTTAGACATTAAAGGTCTTGATAAAGACTCACCTGAATATTATGATGAGTTAAATTCAGAAATGAAAAAAGCCTTTCCAAATCTACCGATCTATGCTATAGATGATAGTATGCAGCAAGAACATTCGAGCTCAAATACTCAAAGAACTAGATCACCAGTTGCTCCTGCAGGAAGAGGAGGGGCAGGTCGTAATAGACGTTCTCAATTCCAATTGACACCGCATGAGGCAGGCATGGCTAAATCCATGGGCTTGACGTCAAAGGAAGAATTAGCAGAATATAAACATCAGATAGAGTTAGGAAAAGCTAATGGTTAGAGCTGCAAAAAATTTAGATTCTCGTTCTCGTAAATCTCGTGAAGTTGAAGATCGCGAAGTTGAAAATCATGGAGCTGAAGAGCTCTATGCACAGGAGGCTTGGACCCAGCCTTCATTGCTAGATGCACCTCCTCCCCGCCCGGGAATGGTGCAAAGATGGGTTAATACCTCGATTCTGGGGAAAGATGTTCCACACCATGTTACTAAAAGACAACGGGAAGGATGGGCGTCGCGCCCTTCTGATACGGTCCCAGAGGGATTTCCGGTGCCAACAATAGAACATGGCCCTCATGCAGGTTGTGTGGGAGTGGAAGGAATGATTTTGATGGAAATGTCAGAAGAACGCGTTAACTCTCGTAGCCGTTATTTTGCAGGAAAAACATCTGATCAACAGCTGTTCGTTGATGCTCAATTAGGCAAAGAAGAACGGCAGGGCGGTATCCCCATTGTTCAAGACAAGCGTTTGACTTCTTCAAGAGGTCAAAGAGTCATGGATGATTAATTTTAAACTATAGAATAGAGGTATAACTATGGCAAATGATGATGCACCTCGGGGCTTTTGGCCTATCCGTCATATGACGGGTGGTACAATACGCTCTAATGAGTATACTATTGCTTCTGGATATGCTGCAAATATTTTCACAGGAGATATTGTGAAACTTGTTGCAGCAGGCGGAATAGAAATAGCCGCTGCTGGAGCTAGGTCAGTCGGAGTATTTATGGGAGTTGAATATACAGACGCTTCTGGAAATTCAGTTTTCAAGTCTTATTGGCCAACAGGTACTGTAGCAACCAACATTAAAGCTGTTGTCTATGATGACCCAATGACTGTATTTGGTGTACAGTCTGCAGGATCTACAGTAGCAGCAGACGTTGGAAACTTAGGCGACCACGTTGCAACAACCGGTTCTACAACAACCGGTCTTTCAGCTAATGAATTGAATGGATCAACTAGCACTGCATACGCAGGTTTTCGCGTATTAGGTAAAGTTAATTCTCCAGACAATGCATACGGCACAAACGTAAACCTTGAAGTACAGCTAGTCGAGCATGAATTTATGCCTGGCAATGAAGCTACTACTCCGGGCGTATAACATAGGAAGGGTTTAAATTATGGCTATGCCACGCGCACAATTTGCCAAACAACTTGAGCCAGGCCTTAATACGGTCTTTGGTTTAGAGTACAAACGCTATCCAGAACAATGGCGTGAAATCTTTGACTTTAATTCTTCTGAAAAAGCATTTGAAGAAGATGTATTAATGGAAGGTTTCGGTGCTGCACCGTCTAAAGCTGAAGGATCTGCAATATCTTATGATTCTGCTAAAGAAGCTTGGACATCTCGTTACAACCACTTAACTTACGCTTTGGCTTTTTCTATAACTGAAGAAAACGAAGAAGATGGATTATATGGTTCTATTGGTCAAAAGTATGCTAAAGCTCTTGCTAGAAGCATGCAACACACCAAAGAGATTACTGGCGCCAATGTTCTAAACAACGCATTTGACAGTGACTACGTTGGTGGAGACGGCTTAGAACTATGTTCTACAGCTCATACTACTAGGTCTGGTAATCAATCAAATGAGTTAGCTACAGCAGCAGACTTAAGTGAAACATCTCTTGAACAAATTCTTATTAATATTGGTGGACTAAAAGACGAAAGAAATATTCCTATTGCAGCTACTGGCCGCAAAATGATTATTCCTTCTGCTCTTCAGTTTACTGCAGAAAGAATTTTAGCATCTAACCTTCGTACTTCAACTGCTGAAAACGATATTAATGCTATTAAGTCATCAGGTATGTTAGCTGAAGGATGGACTGTCAACAAGCGCTTAACTGATACAGACGCTTGGTTTGTTATGACAGACTGCCCAGATGGTCTTAAAATGTTCAACCGCCGTGCTATGAAAAAAGGCACTGAAGTTGATTTCGAGACAGGGAATGTACGATATAAATGCTCTGAAAGGTATAGCTTCGGCTGGACCGATTGGCGCGCTATTTTCGGCTCCCCTGGCGCGTAAGACCTTAACACGTCTTTTGTGCCAACCTCGGAAATCGGCCCACGGTTTCCGAGGCGCACAAAGTTTTATAATTGAATGGAGCTTCTGCTCTGGTTTTAAAAGGAAACTGTTCAATGACTACAAGATTTCAAAACGGAATAAACAACTCTGCTAAAAACTCTGCACTTGAATTAATGGGTCAGCTGGATCCTACTAAGTATCACACTTACTGGGACGACTTTGATACTACACCTATTGCAGCTCAATGGACTTTAACTGCTACTTCTGCTGGATCAGGCACTTCTGCTATTACTGTTCCTGACGCAGATGGTGGTTTAGCTCGTATTACTACAGCAGCTAACGAAAATGACGGAATCTATGCTGAGTGGATTTCTGAAACATTTTTATTAGAAAGCGGAAAAAAGACTTGGATGAAGTGCCGTATTTCTGTCGGAGACGCAATTCAAAGTGATTGGTTAATAGGTTTGCATTCTACAGACACTACGCCTCATGACGCCACAATGCGCTATATATTTGAAAGCGTAGACGGAGCCGCTGCTGTTTACTTTAACAATGACAACAATACTACAGACACAGACAGCGGTACTTTACACACAATGGAAGACGATACATTTGTTACGTTAGCTGCTTACTATGATGGCGGCACAACAATTCAATTGTTTGTAAATGATGTTTTAACAGAAACTTTAACAAGCATTACAGTCCCTGCGGCTGAAATGGCTGTAGGTTTTGGTTATATAAACGGAGCCGCTGGCGCAGAAACTACAGATGTTGACTACATATTTGTAGCCAAGGAGCGTTAATCCTTAT